CATGGAAACCCAAAATACGTTTTCTATATTTCAGGCAGCCAAGACCATAAGGCAATCCGTGGAGCTTTGTGGCACTTTATTCAGGTCGGAATCTATAAGATCCCTGAGTGAAGAAAAGTCCGTCCCGGAAATATCTGCAGCAGACCCCCCGCTTAAAAGATTATTCGTTAAGTTGCACTCTCTCAATGGAGCGCTCTATAACATCGAATATAAGCGAAGCTGGATATTGGACACCGAGTCCTGCAGAAATGAACTCGGTTTATCAGTAAATGATTTCTGCAACACTGTGCTGAAACCAAGGTTAGAGATCTGTTTAACTTTGGTCAAATGTCTTGTGATTGCTTACACAAGCCACTTTCCTAATAAAGTAGTTACTGCTGAAGAAATTGTTCAGCAAATACTTTATTGGCTCCCTTTAGTAGATCGGGAACAGACTTGGATCAAAGTTATTAAGTTCCATCTCTCTTACCTATTTGCTATTGCTGAAAATCAGACCGAACTACCGGATCCAGGTTCTTTACTGGAAGACGGACGTTTGGCTCATCAGCGACCTGGTTACCCACTCTGTGGTAAATTAGGGAAAGATTTCCATCGTGATTGTTTTGGGCCCAAAAAGCATCGAATTGCTTTCCGAAACACAGTTCTTCACGGTATTAAGAAAGGTTTGCCCCAAATGGATCCGGATTTGATTTCAAAAAATCTGGATGCGTATAAGGCACGACTTACTCAAGTAAAGGTTACCCCTGATTTCATTTTAGATGAAATTCGGGCCAATGCTCAACGCGTCTTTGGTACTGTTACTTGGCGAGACTTTTCTGGGGATAGTTCTATTAGTTCTATTTCTATGAATTCTTGCTATGATAATGGAAGAAGTGCCGGAGGTGCTCTAGGTGATCTCTTGAATAGGTATAAACCTGTCCAACTTAATACCAGGCAGTTACTTACTGCTAGCTATCATCCTCGTGTCGGAGTCCAATGGATCGACATGCCGTTTGATAGTTCAGAAATTCTAGCCGAAGCAAAGCTGGATGCTCTGGAAGAACTCGATGAAGTTTCAAAATGCAAAGTTCATGCAGTTTTGGAACCCCTTAAAGTCAGGTTAATAACGGCTGGTGATACTCACTCTAATGCCCTATGGACTAATCTACAGAAACTTCTTTGGAGGAAGCTCCAAAAGTTTAAGCAGTTTAGGCTGACAGGAGAGGAGATATCTGATGAGATCGTAAACACTCTTGCGAGTGAGGAGCTTCCGGGTCTTTTAGGAATGGATAAGTGGTGTAGTGGTGATTATGAGGCTGCTACTGATAATTTGCATATGGATGCATCGTTAGCTGCTCTGGAGGCAATCTCTGGAGATATGACAACGTTTGCGATACTCAAGAAATCAATGTGTGGTACAAAGATTTCTTTCGAGCCTTTTCGTAAATTGGGTTATCAATGTCCTGATGACTTCGTCCAGACTAACGGTCAATTGATGGGATGTGTATTCTCTTTCGTAATACTCTGTCTAATCAATTTGTCTATGTACAAATTATCCCTCGAAGCTTATAGTGGATCAAAATGGAAAGTTGAGGATCTACCCGTTTTAGTTAATGGGGATGATATCCTTTTCCGGACCAATGATGAGCACTATTCTGTGTGGAGTGACCTTATCAACCAAGTAGGGTTCAAGAAATCTGTAGGAAAGAATTATACTTCCGCAGACTTCTGTGTCATTAACTCTAGATACTTCGCTTCAACCCGTAAGGGTATGAAGATGGTCCCTTATCTTAATCTATCTTATCTTACTAATATAAGAAAGGGTGGATTAAGGACCGATCATACTGATAAATCCGACATAAAGACTGTATTTGTTACATCTTATGAAAGACAACGTATGAATATGAAGGACCTTGACACAACATTCGGCTATGAACCTTTGAAAGAAGGTAAGTGGTCACGTGTTGTAGAGAAGTATAAGGAATATATCTATTATGAAAATAAGGATATGTTTGATGGTTGGATGCTCCCCCTGGACTACACAGAGAACGGACTAAGGCTTCGACCGCTCGACCTTGAGTGGGACCTTTCTACCGAGAGATTTACCTTTTATCATTGGTTTTCCGCTAACAAGGGAAAATATGATGATAGATCTAATGGTGACTCATCTTGCCCAGCAACTATGACCCCTTGGAAGTTCTATACCTTGGGTTCAAAGAAGTTGGAGATGAGCGATTATCTGATTAAGTTCAGAAATCGGGTAGAAAGTCGGATAGGTAGCAAGAAGAAGCTCTCTATGCACAGTGAACCGGCACTTAAGATTATGAGACAGACCTTTAAAAAGTCTTTAGATGTCGCAGAAAGAAAAGTGGAGTTGGAGATGATAGATCGTAGTAAGTCATTTGGACGTACTATCCGTGATCCTTGCGTAGCCTTGGAGAATGGATGGGATGTTTACTATGATAAGATGTGTATAAATGGGGCTAGTGATAATAAATTGGTAACTAGTTCTATTGAAGAATATATATATCGTCTATTTATCTAATCTAATGTCTATATTCTATTCTAAACCATGTCCTCGGGTTGGT